GTCCATTCACCGTTGTTAAATCGCAAACGCCGAGTTTCTACTTCCGGGTGGGTGAAATACATCACCTGCTCGCCCGGGTCCATGCAAAACTGCAAACACTCTAACTGATCCGCGCTGTATGGTGAAGCAAATGTAGCGGCTGAACCCGATCCACCGGCTAACGGTGCGTCCCACTCAATGCCATCCTGTAGCAGCATCAACAAAAGATCATCATGGCAGCCCGCTGTTTCTAGCTTACCCCACCCAACTGCACCGCTCCAGTGGCAACCAATATCAAAATACAGGGCATTATTGCCAACACCGGGGGTGAAGTTTATAACAACATCGTTATAAGTCGTAAATGGACCAATACTAATATCTGTGGTAAAAACATCAGATGCGCCGGGGGTAGTGCCTATTCTAACTCGAATAACCGGATCTGTCCACGGGGAAGTACCAAGTATTGTCTCTTCGTTGCCGCCCGAGAAGAGGTTCTGATAATAAGTGAATCTAAGCTCGTTAATCTCCAATTCTGAACCGGCTGGAATATTAACAATGCTGCTGGCTGTATTGCCGATGGACGGACCACGGAACCCGTCAGGGCTGTCGTGTAAATGCGAGTGCATCCATATAACCCCTGTACCGCGCAGCGTAGATATACTACCACTACACGTAACATCTTGGGGTATGCCTGGATCTGTGCCCGCTACGGATGCGGTTTCATTGGTTACCCAAGCGGAGCTATTTAGTGGGGGACTTTGGCCATCCAGTGTTGTGAAATCGGGATCGGTTATGAGGTTGCCGCTATTGCCACTAATTATGGTAGCGCCTGTAACGGAATCTCGCAGGATAATGTCGGTACTGCCTATTTCTACGATAACATCATTATCCAGCCCACGCTGGAACGTAAAGGAACGAAGTCCCTCAACGCCTACCTGCCCAGAAACCCAATTGTTTGCGCCCGCACCGACAATGTACTTAGAGCCATTGCGCAGTTTGATGGGGCCTTGTACCAAGGGCTGCCAATTTGTACAAGTACCTAGGCCATTCTTGTACGCATCGATATTAGTCCTGCCACGAACACGCTGTCCGATAAACCCGGTTTGAAAAGAATCTTGTATGGGGGACAAACGAGCCACTATATCAAATTGCCTCCAGCGAGCCAAAATGCTAGCTCCCTGTCGTTGATGTGGGGTTGAGTAAAACCGTTAAGGGCCAATACCTGCATCCACATATCGTTGCGGCGAGCCGGGGTAGCGCCCTTTCCGATAAGCATAGTGCGCCAAAGATCCGCGTTAGCATTACCAGTGCCGCCCTCAAGGATCAACCATGCCCTTACCATATCATTAATATGGGGCGGGGCAGTCGGCACAAGAATCCGAAGTGCATCATAACGCGCATCAGTAAGAGTAGGCATTAGTATTTCCTACGCTTCGGGGTCTTCGTCTTCTTCTTCCTCTTGCACTTCTTCGCCATCTTCTGAGTCCTCATACTTGGCTAAACGTGCGGCCAATTCCGCGTTCTGCGACCGGAGGGCTTTAACATTTGGATCATTATCAACGGCGAGTGTAACCTCATCGCGACCATCCAAACTAGCAAGGATTTTCTCCAAAGATTGATCCGTAATTTGGATCGTCTTGGCGATTATGCCTGCCGGTACACCTTCTTGGTGCATTTTCCGTATTTTGGCGAACTGTCTTGAATTTGCTCCGACTCTCATGGAGTTCTCCTTATTGTGAGCTTAGTTAAACTTCAGGATTTGCTCCTGAAATACCTCAATGGCGCGGTCAATGATTGCTCCAATGTTGACGGAGTTGCCCGCGTCGTAAAAATTTGCACCATAGGCGACAACAGCGTCGTCTTCGGTGAGCGCCGGAATAGCAGCGCCATTACCCACAAGATACCCGGCCCGATTTGGCGGTGTTCCAGATGCGTAGTTAGCCGCCGATGCGCCTACCGGATACTGATCTTCCCGCAAACTGTCTTTCAAGTCCTGGAAAGCCGTAATAACATCCTGATTGTTCACATTTTTGACGTTAACGCCCATTGCAATCATCAGTTCGCCAGCACCAACAGTGAGGGTAGCTGCGGCCTCAGCTGATACAACCATACTCGGCTTAGAGTCAGCAATACTGCTTACTGTAACCTTATCCACTTGCTTCTCCTGTAAAAAAGGGGTCCCGATACCGGGACCCCAACTCACACTTCGCCAGAAGTACGGGTTAAATCGTGTCTGCCAGTTGCAGGTTAACGATATGCTCGTCCTCAACGCGTACTGCGCCGATTGTCATGAACGAGTAAATGCGCCACGCGAAACTGATTGACGGATCCTCGGCAATACGCGATGTAACATCACGGTCAACCATCAAGCCAATCGCCTTGCGGGTCATAGCGAAACAATCGATGTCAGTGCCGGGGGCTGTTGGGTGGTTCAGGCGGGTCGAAACGATCCACGAATACCCCATCCAATTGTCGACATACCCTTTCTCCGAGAGAGCCTTGATTGAGACGTAATCACCACTGGTGGCTTCCGTCAGTTGCAAGAGCTTTCTGGCCTGTACCGGACCGATTACCATACACTTCGGCTCGTCAGGGTCGATATCGTTATCCATGAACTTTTCAGTTACCTGGGTTACGAGATCGAAGTTGAGGCTGGTGTCGTATACGTCAACCGTTGCGCCAAATACCTTCTGGGCATCGGGAAACGCATTGGCGGCACCGAGGCCATCAAGGGCCGTACCGGTTGCTGCTGCGATGATTTCATCGTCGAACGCTCGTTTCATCGCAAAGCCTTGAGACTGTGCGAGATTTGAGTTCGGATCGATGATCATCTGTACGATGTCTTCTTGCTCGGTGGAATCACCTACATCATACGTGGTTGGAACGCTTACACGTCTAGACCACGGCCAATCTTGGACCGGGGTAGCTTGCAAACGAGTAGACTTCACCTGAGCTTCCGCTGTGCCCAACCGTTCCCAGTTGTGCTCTTCGGAATTAGTGCCACGCTCCATGATCTTACCACGGAGCCTCGATGGCATCTGTTGTGCTAGGTGACGGAGGATGCTTTCGTAAGTGCTTACGAAAACGTTATCAACTGTATTAACCATTATTGGCTCCTACGCATATTAAAAGAAATAGTTAGCGCTTGGAGCTACCCGGTAACCCGGACCCGCAGCTTAGGGGAATACGTCCCCTCAACCGGAGCGACTCAGGACCCTTGCGAGCTACCCGTCGTCTTTCTCATTCCTGGGAGTATATCACACCCGGAGCTTCCTGTCAACCCCTCTAAAGTTTTGACGTATTGTTGCCAGTTTTCCTCTTGCAGCTTACACACTTTAGTTTGGACTTCCACAGGGGTTTCTGGATTGAGGCGGCAAACAGCAGGACGATCCTCGTAAATGGCACAGGAATTATCTTCAAGTAAGTGTATACACGCTCTGTCACCACGGTCTAACTCCGGGAGTTTGAAGCCTATGAATCGACAACAGGCTCCGCACCCCCAACATGAGAACTTATCGGCCACCCGCCGCTGCAGCCCTGTTTAAATCGACCACCCTTTTCACATATTCCTGATGCTGTGGATGGCTAGAATCCCAATACGGACCAGTGCGATCGTTCATAATTTCAGCAGAACGCGCTTTGGCTTCGGCGGGAGTAACACGGCTCGAGAATTCGTCCTTATTAAAGTTTATCCCTTCGGTGCCAAGCTGCTGCCCGATGTTATGGAGCCACCGAAGTGCTTCTGCTGGCATCTTGCCATCCGCCGCCAGTTCCTTGAGGTAGGCCGGGGCTTCAGTACCTTTCATCACTTGGTCAACCATCTGTAAGTTGTCCTCGTAGACGATACCCCATTCCTGCTTCAATCCCCTGATACCTTCCAGGAATTGTTGGGTTGCGGCCTCTTCCTGCTTGGTGGTGAATTCCTGAAGTGATCCAACCATTTTGGCATACTGAGTTTTAGTTAGCCCCAGTTCATGGGACAAATTAGCAAAGTCTGCCATCTTGGTTGCATCGACCCCTTCTGGATGTTCATAACCGGATGGGTCTTCCGGACGACCCATCCGTTTATACAATGCCGACATCACCTCCGGGTTATCAGGATCTGGGGTTGGTATAAGGGTTGGTACTTTGCTGGTTAACTTTTCATGAAAAGCGCTCCAAGCATCTTCACCGGCTTCTGGACCCGGAACGCGGATCGAGTTGCCGATCATTGACTGACTGTCCAGGAATTGTTGGGCAAGACTGCCTACATCCTTAACATCCGCCAATCCCTTACTATTTCTTATCTCTTCTGGAAGACTATCCTTCCAACTCTTCTCTTCTTCTGACATTATCGTTATACCTCATCATCTGGCGAATATAGATTACAACGTCACGCGCTCCGACTTTGTAGTTTGTTTCCGCATTGCTGGCCCCAATCAAAGTATCAGGGTTAAATTCCTCTTCCAAAGCTTCAAGAACTTTCACGCCTACTGGCGAAGTGAAAAGTGCATAAAAATTCTTAGCTTTTGTTCCAAGGGCCTCTATTGCAGCTTCTTTAGGCTGCTTGTTCTCCTGCACCACCTTCTACGCTCCTTAATGCCTGCTCACCCGCAGCAAGTTCTTGACGACCCTTGCCGACCTGTTCATCCTCCATGCCCTGTTGCATGGCTGCCTGCTGTTCTGCACGTGCTTTGCGAGTCTTCTTAATCTCAGAATCGCTGTTCATGAGTTTCGCAGGGACACCTTCCAATGATCCGAGTTCCTTACCAATAGCATCCCAATTGGGGATGTCCAGAACCTCAGGTACAATATCACCCAATTCGGCAAGCGAGGCGACCCAACGGCTGACACCTTGAGCGATATCCGCTCTTTGCGCTCGAACGAGAGGTCCGGTGTATATAATGTCAAGCTCGCCTTCACCGTACTCGGATATGGATGCTGGAAGCTCCCCAAATTGTCCCGCTCGGTATAGGATATTAAATGTTCGCTGGACGAGTGGGTCCAGGTAATCTGATTGAAGTCGTCCAAGAGTAGGTCCCAGTAACCTTTGCATAAGTTCATAGCGCGTCTGAACCTCCGTAGCGGTCATTGCCGGAGACTCCTTAAGCTCCAACTGGTCTACATAAAAGATAGACCTGATGCTTTGCTTCAACTGTTCACGCTGTAACTGTGATACGTCAAACCGCGCACCGGACTCGTAAGGCATCATCGAGTCCATAGTACGCACAACAGTCATGCCAGCAGGTTCCAAGTCGAGGTCGGACAGTAGGCCCCGCTCCGTTACTTTGGTCGGAGGGTCGACTACCTTCTCTGTCGCTTTAAGTATAAGCTCCACGAGTTGGTTGATAGTCAGTATATCCGGCAGGGCTATCATTGCTGGGCCGTGGCCCCACATCGACTTGGAAGTCTTGCGCCATCTAGGGATGAATGCTGGCATCTCATAATATCCGCCTTCATCACCCAGTTCAAACGAGTCCTTGTGGAGCACGTATTTCATACCAAAGGGGCGTTCTTTAGGAGCCAGCACCTTTGATACGTTGGCATCTGCTTTATCGGGACGGGGGTAAATACACATCACGACTTTGTATTTCTTGTCCATGGCTTGAGGATTATCTACCATGTCCCTCATGCCCTCTGGTAAGGCATCCACGCCGAATTTGGTGGCAATCTGATCAACCGTCCACATAAACCTACGGTATGCCCTATTTGCTTGGCCCGTGTGGTCCTGTTCAAACCAAGTCTCCTCGACGGGGACGGATTGGAAATTCAGCTTTTGGAACTTGCCGTTTTTCTCCTCAACCTCTTCGATGATCATTGATGTGCCGTATGACACTAGATCAATATACGTCTCATTGGCTTCCAGGTTGAAGTTGGAGTCCTGCAGGGCCAGGAAGCATTTATGTGCCGCCGCTTCTAGCCACGTACGTGCTTCCTTATTGTTGTTTAATTCATCCCCCCGGAACGCTAGTTCAAACCAACGAATAGCGGGGCTAGTAAGAGAGCCGTGAATGCTAGCAGCAAGAGTACCAGCAGCATCGATAGCAGTCGAGTCAAATATTTCACGATTATCCCTCCACGTTACCGCATGCTCCGAAGATACATCACGGAAAAAGTCCCCCCTGAAGGGCACAACCAGTTTGTTGATAACGTCCCATACATCCTCAACAGTTTTCCGCTGGGATACTAGCACGTCGAATCGTTTTACAATGTCTTTACCGTCCATTTCTCATACTTCCGTCGTCGTTGAACATCCAAGGATAGATGTCTTGGTAAGATTGCCTCTGGCGATTTCGTTGTGCTACGGCCCCTTTGACTTTAAAATTCATGGAGCCTGTTTTGTGTCCTCCGACATAATCGTGCCACCCAACACTGAGATAGCGCATAGCATCTGCGGGGTGGGATGCCCAATCATGATACGGTTTGTCCCGGAACATTTGAAGTCTATCGTCGTATTCACGTCGATATGAGTATAGCCCATCAAGCAACCTTCCAACCTTAGGTTCATTGAAACGCGCTGTCCGAATAAGTGCCCGGGTTGCATCTATGCCATCCTGAACCGGGATTTTTGCCACGATTTCGAACGAGAAGCCCAACGCATCCGCGAATTCCCGCCTTGTCTTTCCGGTTGTGAAATCGGTGTTTTCAAGGTCGTGGGGCCCGTTGTGTTCATCGTAGTCATACGGTAGGGATCGGATGTCTCTAATCCACTGGTCAAGAGCTTTGTTCCGCCCCTCTGTGTAGTCAATGACGATCGGTTTTCCGTCGTCGCCCCTTTGAGTGAAGATAACAGAAGTTGCATCTCTAAATCCTATATCCCACCATGTTTGGACTTGCTTTCCGGGATCGTGGGGGAAATGTCCGATCCTTCCTTCTTGGTCCGCAATGTTGAGTTCTGCGGTGTAAAATGCTCCTTCCATACCTGCGTCGAACGAGCAAAAATACTCTTGAAGAATTTTCTCCTCAGCCATGCCCTCAGCCCGTTCTTCCGCGATAATCTCTGGAGAGATAACGTGGGTCCCATCTGGTCTGAAGGTGTCTTCGATAGTAAGCAAAGAGTCGAACCACCTAGGATTACCCTGAGCCATATCAAAAAGTTTCTTGCCGTGATTCTTTCCTCTAGGGGTATATATAAATAATGCCCATCCGCCGTTCTCCGCCAAAATTGGACGAATATAGTCCCAGGCTTTTGGATCGGCAACTGCGAATTCTGAAAAAATAACTCCAACGGGATTGGTTCCAACGAGGCTGTCATAGTTGTCCGATCCCACCACTTGATATATGGAACCGTTCCGCATGCGTATTTGCATGTCGGAGTTGTTTATCGGATTGTCGAGTTGGCGCATTTCTTTCGGGAATGCTTGGTCGATCATCCTTCGACCATCCCTGTCTATACCGTCCCATATTACTCTCCTTCCTTGCTTGAGGGTGGGGAGCATGTGCCAGATAGTTCCAACACGCATTTGCGAAGCAACGGCTGAGAGTTGCAGGCAGCAGCTATCTTTACCACATCTACGGTGCCAAACGACTGCGGCTCTCTTGCGTTCCAATCCTCCGTCGAACAGGTATTGGAATAGCGGAGCTTGGTAATCGCGGGCGACCCACTCATTTGGGAGATCAAGTGCCATTACCTCTTCTTCGCTTTCTTTTTCTTTTTCTTCTTGGCGGCTCTCTTAGCTTGGTTAAGCTCTTGAGTGCCCTTAACTAGTAGTTTAGCCGAATCTCTGGACGCAACTAACCTATTTTGACGTTCGTTCCATGCATCCGATGAATCTTGTTTCTTC